AGAGTATTGGCAATTTTCGCCCCCAAATCGGGAACACACAGATTGACTTCACAAAAGCACTTCTCCCAATACTTGCTCGGGGTCTGTCCTTTCACGTGGATAGTAATGCGTTCATCTTTCAACTCCCCTGTAAGGGTCTTGCCGAAAGGAACTATACCTATCCCAAACGCCTTGCAATCTCGGTAGAGAATATCTGCTATGTCGGTAGTTACTATCATTCAAACATTTCTTTTAGTTTCTTCTCTGCTCTCAATGCAGGGTCACTCAATACTACAAATCCCTTTGCCTCGACATAGGAAGCGTAATCAGCGGTGTTTTCTAATGTTAACCCGTCCTTATCAACATCGTAGTCGTTGGACTTTTCCAAGTTCCTCGTGCGGTTCTGATATGTGTGGTTTTCTTTAGCGTCCTTTACGGCAGCGTCGCCAACGTCTATCATACCTTTCTCCACTTCCCACTCAACATCATCAAAGAATTGCTCTACATCTGAGAAATCACTATCTATAACCATAATTCAGAGTTATTGAAATAGTTAGCGTTCTTTACAATGTAAACCTTGCCTTCTCCTCGTACGCTTTCCCCCTCAAGACATCTTACCTCTGTACCTGCTTTAATATCCACATTCATCTCACATACTACGTGAAAATTAGGTCTGTACACATCACCATTAGGAGAGTTGAACTCTTTTGTGGTGTTGTCATCACAACGGCACTTACAGAGCGTTACCCACTCTTCACCTCCCGTGTTAGGGATTGGGTGTCCGTATTCGTCCTCTTGGAGTGGTGTTACCCTTTTAACCTGCAATATGTGGGGTGCAAATATCATAAGATGCGTATCTTCGGTTTATTGTCGTTGAGTTCGTCCTTCAATCCGTACTTCTTACAAAGGAGAGAGTAATAGTCCTTTACGCCTTGAGTGTTCCACGACATAGAAAAACCGCTCTCATTGATAGATGTAGGACGAAGCAAAAGGGATGGAATAAATCGGGCAATAGCAACAGAGATATTATCAATTACATCTGCATCTACATCGTCCTCTATATTCACACGTGCATTGAGAGACATATCCAACAAGTCAGCCTCCGACACTTGTATGCCGAAAGACTGAAACTTGCTTGATATGTAGTCCTTGATGTTCATTAGCCTAATTCGGAAAGGTCTGCGATAGCCATCTTGTTAGGAATATTGATGTCGGGGATAGCCTCGAAACCATACTCCATAAAACGTCCCTCGTCAGTTCGTTTAGATGAGATAAATCCCCTGCCATCTTCAATTTCTTGATAGGCACGACCATCATTAACCTTGTCGGTCATTTCGTAAGGCTTCTTCCAACGCATAAAGCCGAGTTTGGTATTATCCGCCATCATAGGCAAGAACGAAATCTTGTCATCTGGGACGGCATTTACCATTTCATTCTCTGATATTTGGATATACTCATCCTTGATACGGATTCGCCACGGCATGCCTACTGATTCGATAAGGCGGTTTACCATATCGGGAGTAACGATGCCACCTGTATTGAACTCCATATCACCAAACTTCATCGTAAATTTGCTTTGGAACTCCTTAGACGAAGCGATACGCTTATTAAATGTGTGGCGATTCATTTCGGCTGTTGCGAAAAGCATACCCTTTGAACGTACCTTATCCACGAACTCCGTTTCAAGCCAAGAAAGGATGTTATCCTTGTCGGTAGAAGCGGCTGCCTTTGTGTAGATAGGCAATTTTACTGTATCTACTGATACGCCCTGCTTGTTAGCCTTTCCATTTACCTTGGTAGAGCCATTGAAACGCAAATCGCCCAACATAATATCAAGACGTTTCATAGGAGCAAGCATGCATTGGCGCACATCATCAACCAGGAAGTTCACAATCTCGTCCATCTTAGCAGAGATGGCATCGGTGTTGCTTGATTGAATGGTCAATGTGTTATACTCTTCTATAAGCCAATTAAGGCGTTCAAGACGAGTATTGTCCATTTGATAAGCATCGCCTAAGCAAGCCACCTCACCAAAACCACGTGTGAGAGCATGGCGTTTTCTGACAGGCTTTCCTGCATATCTGTCAATAACTGTACCTGCGATGACACCCACCTGCGTACCCATATAAGTCTTAAAAGAACCATCAGGATTAGTTCTCTCATAAACAAGATAGTCTTTCCAAAATACCTTGTCAAGTTCGCCCATAGTTACAATAGAACGGTCTATGACCGCTTTAAGGAACTTAGGACTATTCAGTAATGAATCTATTGTTAATAACATATACTCCTCCTTTTTTAGATAAACATGAAACGTCCTGTGAGAGCCGCCTTATCTTCCTCTGTGAAAGGGATATAAAGGTTGTCCTCAATGATTGAATATGCACGACCAACCAATGCAACGGTATTCTCTTTTGCCAAGTTGCGCCAACCGAATGAAGCAAAGTTAGCTACATTCTTAGCCTTAGCGTCAGATGCACTCTTTGCCTCGGGAAGCACCTTGCCAACTTCCAAGTCAGCCTTTGTCGCTTCTTTGGTGGTGATTGTGTCATAGTCTTCATTGGAAGTATCCACCGACTTTACAGTGATGACATTTGTCCCGTCAGAGAGTAACGTACCCACATTGATAAAGTCCGCAAAAGGACATTTAGCAATCTTGATGGTAGACGCTCCCGTGGTAGCCTTTTCTACCACCTTGACACGAATACACACTACCGCCTTGCGCTCTACCTTATCACGATAGATAGGTGTAAGTTCGGGCAACCAACCCTTATTAGGGAGATTACTCATGTCTAAGTCCATACCACCATCTGTGAGGCGATATAGAGACTTCTCGTCACAAACCTCCCTTTCGATAGGAGGCATGGATTCAAGCTTAATTCCTGCTGCCATAATAATTTACTTTTTTTCGTTTTCTGTTTTGATAGCCTCGGTGCGCTTATTGACGCCATCCAAAAGGCTATCCATATCGTCTTTGTGTTCGTGGTTTCCCTCTTCGGGAGACTTTGCGAACTGAAAACCGCTATTCTGCATTTCCTGCTTCAAGTCCGTGAAGTACTGATTAAGGTCTGCATCATCTGCGATTTGCTTGCCCTTGTAGGCAAATTCGGGGATACCAAATGACTTTGCCACCTCGTCAATCTGCGCATTGCGAGCGTCCGCCTTTGTCTTAGCGTCCATTGCGTCCATGCGGTCAGCGAGTGGTTTCAGTGCCGTTCCCACCGCTGCTGCAATCTGTGCAGCCAAATCCTGCGGCTCATTAGGATTAGGGTCTGTTGGTGGGTCTTGTGGTTTTGGTTCCTCGATTGGCTTTCCGTCCTTGATGTTGTGCTTTTTCTCGTAGTTGGAAACTGCGGTTTTCTGCGCACCATCAGCCCGATAGTCGCCATAGCTTGTTAGAACGTCTTGAAAGGAGATACCCTCAACGATAGAGTTTACCTTGCCCTCGTCCGTTACTCCTTCAGCTTTCTTGCTTGCAATACGCTGAAGGGTGGCATCCTCAACCCCTTGGAATTTGGTTTTAAGTCCTGCCAAAATCTGTTCGTAAATGTTCATACTTTATAAAGTGTTAACTTGAATAAATCTTTTCAAATTTACACATTATAAAAGGGGGATTTGCGTTTTTCAGTGGCTGAGAAATGACAATAAGACGGTTGTAACAAAAAGCCGCCTATACTCACGTACAGACGGCTGAAATAATACATAAACATTTGTGTAAAGAAGCTATTCTTGCGTTTGCGATGTTGGTTGAGTTTCTTTTTTCTCTTCTCTGATTTGTTGTAGTTCATCCTGCAACTCACCATAGTTTGAGCAGAAACTTACACCGTGTTCCATTGACCATACACCACCACTGACGGCAGCAGCAGCCGTATCAACCTTATCTCTTTCGCTATCAATCATGAAAGGAACAATCTCCGTTTCGATACTTACCGTCTTACTTGCAGATTCAAGTGAAGTGTTCAGCGTGCCAATAGCAGATGTGAGGAAGTTAACACGTCTTTGGAAAAACTCTCCCAATTCCTCTGCGTGGTTCTGTACTGCCATGTGAGCAGCCATAAAGACATATCGGAAAGCTGTACCACTAAGGGCATTGCCTGTCCCTTTGAGTTGGTCGAACGATATGCGAGGGGTGTTCGTTAGTCCGTATATCTGATTAAAGTATGTTTCAATCTCCACCTTGATAGGGTCGGAGGATTGATTCCATGTGAGGTATTGCGCATTTGCACCATCTCCCGTTAGCTGCATCATTCTGTTACGTGCATCACCACTCAAGTTGTCAGGTTGCAACTCTCCAAATAGCATAAGGAGTGGGAAGAAATGGTTATCAATGCAATCAGCATAGCCACTCAAACACTTCTCTAATCGGATACGTAATTGCTTAATCTTTGCGCATAACGGCTCGGGGCGAAAAGCGTACATAACGGGGAGTTTCTTAAACTGATGTGCAAACGTACGTTCTACATTCTCCGCCCATATCTTATCAAGTTCCCACTGATACACCTTATCTTCTGTAATAGTCATGAATACGGTGTGTTCGTTGCCGTCTAAGTCTTTCTTCTTGTATTCACGAGAGAAAGCTATCATATTGCCGTTATCATCAAAGAAAGGATACAAGGTATCACCACGAAAAGGCGACCATATTTGTGACCTTAACTGATATTCGGGTGCTTTTTTCCCAAAGAGGGATGCAATTCTGCGCTTTAGCTGTGCCCAAAAACCATCATCTTTGACAACGTACCAATACTCCGCCACTTCCTGCTCTGATAGCCACGAACGGACTAATTTGCGGTTTTGGAACTTCAATTTATTCTTCTTGAATACCTGCTTGATGGTTTCAAACACATTCTTCTCCCCATCATCTTCGGGATTGCAGTCAAGCGTGGGTTCTGTGCCAACACAAAAGGCGGTATGGATGTTTACTATATCCTGCTCAAGAGGAATTGCAATGCGGTTAGGCTCTTTCATTTCATATTGTGCAGGGATTGTCGTTTTTTTCTCGCCATCAAAATGCTCTCCCTCCATCTTTACAAGGACTTTAATCTTCTTGTAAAGGTTGGGGTTCATGATGTCATGTTTCGTCATGTCCCAATCTGCAAGGTTTGTTAATGTGTCGGGGAGAGGATTGCGCCTACCTTTCTTGAGGTAGCTAATCTTCTTATCAATGTCCTCAAGTGCGAGGATGTCTTCTAATGTCTTTACCATATTGTTATCCTGTTTATCGGGCAAAAGCTGCAGCCATGTCGCCCTTTGGTTTTAATATCTTTCCTAACAGCTGACCAAGGACATAATAGCGAACCGCATCTATGCCGTGGTTATACTTGTCTATTGGTTGGTTGATATAGTTGCCGTCCTTATCCGTGTCCCATACATACTTTCTGAACTCTGTACGGAGGTTATACGACCTCTCTGTAACAAAGATATGGTCAAAGGATAGCATCTTGTCTATTCCTGCAATGATAGAGTTGCCACTCTTATCCACTGGGTAAATCTTTATACCTGCGTTATGTATTTCTTGTATCAGTCGGGGGTCTGCACTCTCGGAGAATACCTTTAAGCTGCCATATCGTTTGAGTTCTTTTGCAATATCAGATGACAACATACCCGTGCGGTAGAAGAGTTCATCAAGGTATAAGTCATTATCAATGATACCACATAGTATTCCTGCGCTTGGGTCATGGGTAAAGCCGAAGTCATCGCCAATAGCAACCTTCTTGCACCATTTAGGAAACTCCTTAACTATGCCGATATGCTTAAATACTGCACCTTCCGCAACATCTGCCCATCTACCCATGACGGTATGCGTATATTTTTCGGGGTTGTTAGCTTTCATGTCCTCAACCTCCTTAATGAACTCATGGGAGAGGTTCTCAGCGTTGTCTAAGTAGGTAGTATGAATATGCAGTACATTCGGGTGGGTACTAATCTGAACGGGAACACCATCATACATCACCTCCTTATGGGTGTTCTCTATAAACCGCTTATAAACCCAATGGTTATTGTCCGTAGGGTTCATAACGATAATAATTCGGTTCTGTATTCCTTTCTGACGAATAGAGAGCATAATTGTTTCAAACTCTCTCTCTGATACCCACTCCTCCGCCTCGTCTACTACAAAGGTTGTAACGCCGTGAATAGATTTCAACTTTGCGGTTTGGTTTCCCGAGCTTGTCTTGATACCTCTAAACATCACTGCACCACCGCTGCGGAGGTTCTTTACATCTGTTTTAGTGTGCGTGTACCATTTCGAGTTTCCATCAAGCTCCACCTTCTCCATAAACTCGGGGATAACAGACATTGAAGCCGATACCATTGTATAACGAGTATATAGTATCTGATGAACTATTCTCTTTGCAGGAGTTGGATGCTTAACCTCAAACAACAGACGTTCAATGAAAGTGGAAACATTGAAACTCTTTCCACTTCCACGACCACCAGTAACAAGAATGATGAACTTATCTTTGTTATGGTATAACGGAGCATATATCTGCTGTGGGGTTATTCTATTCATTCGTATTGTCGCTCATCCACTTGTCAATGTCGATACCATTCTCCGAGTACAAAGCATCTTCATCGGTATGCTTGTTCTCCATTTTGCGCCATGTCGGGTCGTGGTGATAGAGCAGAGTGGCGATAGCCTGCATATTAGGAGGTAGTTCCATTTCAGACTCTTGCACCACTGCTTTATCCGTCAGAGTTACCCATCCTGTGCCACCGCAATAGGGGCATTTCTTATCTGCCCCCATACATTCGCACTTATCTTGTACGAACTTAACTATCCTTGATTTGGTCTTCTTTCCACCAATCGCACCCTTGATGTATGTACCACGAAGCAAAGCTATAATTCTTGTCCGTCCATGCGCTAAGACCCTATGAATTTCATCCCCCCTGCGCTTATTTTCTTCCTCATCCCAACATTGATAGTTACCGTTCTTCATAGAGCCAAACACATCTGCGGATAGGTTGAGTTCATTCGCAATCTCCCCATCCGTGTATCCATTCATTGCAAGCTGCTCTATGCGCTTGTAGAAATCTTCACTATCGTAGTCGTGTTTTGGTTTTGCCATATCTTTTAACGATTATAATTTGCTTTTATCGAATATTCTCTTTACATT